GATCAAATTATAAAAAGTAAACCTTTTACTTACCAGCAACAAACTTTGGAAGAGAATAAGAATGAATAAGAAAACTGCTTTAGAAATAACTATCGATCAGGTAAATAGCCCACCGCACTATACTGCACATCCAAGTGGCATCGAGGCCATTCAAATTACTCGTCATATGAATTTTAATGTTGGAAATGCAATTAAGTATTTGTGGAGGGCTGGACTAAAGAATGAAGACAAGCATATTGAAGATTTGAAGAAGGCAATTTTTTATATTGATGACGAGATTAAACGACTGGAAAGAAAGCCCTAATGACCCAGCTTCAAAAAGAGCCAAAAATAACCTTGCATGACGGCAAAGTAATATCCAAGGGCGACATCTTTAAAGTATCTGGGGAGTATGGGGTCAGGTTTAGGTTTGATAGTTTGGTTACAAACTCAACCACTGGTGCCGAATGGGTAGACTGCTTTGAGATGTTTCGTGGCCATGCTGGGGCATTTAGAAGCTTCAAACGTGATAGAATTAAGCGTATACCAAAGAAAAGAGCAAAGAAGTAATGTCAGCAGAAGCAGATCTAGTAGCCCATTTAGATGAGGTAAACCGTGTTGTAGAAAAATATCTACAGGGAAACGAGCCTACACAAATTTCAAAAGAACTTGCGATACCTAGACAAAAAGTTGTTGCCCTTATTGATGAGTGGCGTGGACTGGCTGCAGATAATGCAATCATTCGTGCTAGAGCAAAAGAGGCTTTGGCAGGTGCGGACGCCCACTATAATAAACTAATTCAAAAAGCATATGAAGTTATGGACGATGCAACTACTACGGCAAACCTGACCGCAAAGAATGCATCAATTAAGTTGGTCATGGATATTGAAAAGACCAGGATAGAAATGCTTCAAAAGGCGGGCTTGCTTGAAAATAAAGAGTTAGCAGAAGAAATGATTGAAATTGAAAGAAACCAGGAAATTCTTGTCGGCATTCTTAAAGACATTGCCACAGAGCACCCAGAAATTCGTGATCAAATTATGCGTAGGCTTTCTCAGATTGCTAAAGAAAAGGAAGTTATAACAATTGTCAACAATGTTCAATGATTTTTTTGAAGTACTCAAGGATAATAATTTTGCAGAAATTCCAGTAGATGCAAAGACTTTTGTAGAGGGCGAAGATTTTCTTGCCCAGCCTCCACTATCTAAAATTCAATATGACATTGTTGAGGCAATGAGTCAAATTTATAAAATTGAAGATCTTGTTGATCTAATGGGCGAAGACGAAGGAAGAAAGTATTACAAGAAGTATACAAAGAATGAGGTTATTCTTCAGCTTGGCAAGGGATCTGGAAAAGATTTTACCTCTACCGTTGCCTGCGCTTATATCGTTTATAAACTTTTATGCTTAAAAGATCCTGCAAGATATTTTGGAAAGCCGTCTGGAGATGCTATTGATATTATCAATGTGGCGATCAACGCCCAGCAGGCAAAGAACGTTTTTTTTAAAGGCTTTAAAACTAAGATAGAGAAATCGCCATGGTTTGCTGGAAAGTTCTACGCAAAAGCAGATAGCGTAGAATTTGACAAAGCTATTACGGTATATTCTGGACATTCCGAGCGAGAGTCTCACGAGGGCTTAAACCTTATCCTAGCTGTTCTTGACGAGATCTCTGGCTTTGCTCAAGAAATTGGAACTGGCAACGACCAAGGTAAAACTGCAGATAACATATATAAAGCGTTTCGTGCCTCCGTAGACTCTCGATTCCCAGATCTTGGAAAGGTCGCTCTGCTATCTTTTCCACGCTACCCTGGAGACTTTATATCTCAAAGATATGATGATGTTATTATGGAAAAAGAAGTTGTTACAAAGACTCACAAGTTTATTATGAATCCAGATCTGCCAGAAGATGCTACTGGAAATTCTTTAGAAATTACTTGGGACGAAGATACTATTGTTTCTTATAAATATCCTGGAATGTTTGCTCTCAAGAAGCCTACCTGGGAAGTTAATCCTACAAGAAAAATTGATGACTTTAAGCTAGCATTTTATACAGACATTGGCGATGCCATGCAGCGCTTTGCGTGTGTTCCAACATTCGCGTCTGATGCATTTTTTAAGCAGCAGGACAAGGTACGCGCCTGTATGACAATCAGAAATCCAATAGATAATTTTAAGAGATTTGATGAAACATTTAAGCCAGACCCAAACAAAAAATATTATGTACATGCTGACCTTGCACAAAAGCATGACAAGTGTGCGGTTGCAATTGCCCACGTAGAAAAGTGGGTGTCTGTTCAGGTAATGAAAGATTATGAACAAGTGGTTCCTATGGTAATTGTAGATGCTGTTGTATACTGGGAGCCAAAAATTGAAGGGCCAGTAAACCTGTCCGAGGTAAAACAATGGATTCAAAACTTGCGTAGGCAGGGGTTTGATATCGGTATGGTATCATTTGACCGTTGGCAATCATTTGACATCCAGAATGAGCTAAAGTCCGTGGGAATTAGAACGGAAACAGTTTCTGTTGCCAAAAAGCACTATGAAGATATGGCCATGTTGATATATGAAGAGCGTTTAGCAATGCCAGCTATTGAGCTTTTATTTGAAGAGCTGACAGAGCTTAAGATTATGAAAAACAACCGTGTAGATCACCCCAGGAAGCTTTCTAAGGACCTTGCAGATGCTGTATGTGGTGCTGTTTTTGGTGCAATATCTCATACACCAAAAGATGCAAACCTTGAAGTAGAGATTCATACTTTTAGGGATAGGCCAAAACAGGCACTTGACAGCAACCCAGATAATGTGATATCATATAAGACCATGCCCAAAGACGTGCAGGAATATCTACAGAGATTTGATTTAATATAAATCAAAAAATAAAAAATATAAGGAGAAATAAATGAATTCATTTAAGAAGCCATTAATCGCTATTGCTTCAGCAGTAGCACTTGTAACAACAGCACTAATTGCTACACCAGCTAGCGCAACTGTTTCTGCAGCTGTAACTGTTGGTGTGACAGACGTAGCAACTACCTCAAAGGTAATTACTACTCCAGCAACACCAACCGTGCCATCAGATAACAAGGTTGACCTTGCTGACACCGTTAAGTTTGTTGTAACTGTTGCTGCTAACACAGTAGTAACTGCAACTGCAACCGATGCAAAGCTTGTATCGGCTCTTGATGCAGCCGATGCTCCTGTAACCGCCTCTGCTGGTTCAGCTACCTTCTCAGGTAACTCAGGATCAGGAACCACAGTTACATTCTACGCATTCACCACAAAGGCCGCTACTGGTTCAGTAGTTGTTTCGACTGGTGGATCATCTGCAACTTACTACCTAAAGGGTACTGCAGGTCCTGCCTACAATCTAACTGCAGTTGTTCCAACTGTAGCCAACCTAAGCGGTACTGCAGAAGTTACAGCACTTGTATCAGATATCTTTGGTAACGCAATTACTAATGCTACTATTAGCTCAACTGTAATCCGTGCTACCCTGGGTGCATTCTCATACGATGCAACTGACAAGCGTTATGAAGCAACTCTGACTGCACCTGCAACAGCAGGAACAGCAATTGTTGCCCTAAACATTGCTGCACCGACTGAGGTAGCTGCAATTGCCAAGTCAGTTACTGAAGTAGTTGCTAATGTATCCGTTGCAGACCTTGCTGGTCAGGTAGCTATCCTAACTGCCCAGCTTGCAGCTGCAAACATTCTTGCTGACGCTAACAAGGCTAAGTTTAACAACCTAGCAAAGAAGTACAACAAGAAGGTTGCAAAGAAGTACCAGGTTAAGCTAATCAAGTAATTTGAAACATGCGGTAAAGGGGAGGGGCGAAAATCCCTCCCTTTTATTATCACAAAATTCTAAAAAGGAGTTAGAATAGATGTCTATACAAATTGTCTATTTCTCCAATCATTCTGGAAATACAAAAAGATTTGTAGAAAAGCTGGATAATTCGTCCATCCGTATTCCAATAAACTGGGACCCTGCTTCACCAGTTTATGCAAAAGCAGAATACGTTCTGATGGTTCCAACTTACGGCGGAGGTTCTGAAAAATCCGCAATACCTAAGCAGGTAAAAAGTTTTCTCAATATAGAAGAAAACAGAAACCTATTACGTGGAGTAGTAGGATTTGGCAACACTAATTTTGGAGATAACTACTGCAAAGCAGCAGAGCT